CTACAATCACGTTTTCAAAATAAGTAGCTTTGTTTCCAATAGCTGCTTTCATGCGATGCTTGCCACAGCACACAACATAAGTTCCGTCAATCAAAACAAGCACGGGAGCCGGGAACTCTACGCCGTTCCTGTACTTAACCTGATAATCCTTAATCAGAGTTTTATCTGCATTGATGACATCTTCACGGGTTTGGAACTGGACATCATTGATTTCCAGCTTGCTTGCACGAATGGCGTCGTAGGAAAAGTCTAGACCGTTTTCCTCTAGTATCTTTTCCATTCTTTGATCCCTAGCATAACGATACGTCTTACTAGCATTTAAAATAACACTCATAGTAATCCCTCCTTAGAGATTAAAAACATCCCGCCCCCGTCAGCAGGAGTTTTAAGCACTGCTGACGGGAAACCGCTGGCACGGTGGCGGGTTGTTCGGTAAATAAAACTCACAACCACAGTGGTTGGTAAGAACAGCTTGCCAGTGCTGTGAAGCAACTATACGCATGTGTCCACTAAGTTGTCAACCTCCCTGGCTACTTTTCTCAAATGCCGCTATTTGCTCCAAAGCACGCCTCTGTGCGGCTGCTGTGTCAAAGTCCTCATCTGCGTCTCTTGAGGACAGGACGAGGGATCGCTTGAGGCACAGGAGCGTCTTCAGAGGGCGTGTCGCCTCGATGGGCGTCACGGTCTGCATTCTTTTTGCTTCTCTGCTGCCATAGCTCGTATGCGTGCCTGTTGCTTTCACTCTCATTGACCCACGCCTTTGCCTCTTCTGGCCACATCGGCTTTCCTGCTGGTGGGAAGTTGGGGCGTTGCTTTTCCTTGTCTACTGGTGCCGGTCCTCCCCTTGAGAACTCCCCATTTGCTACTCTCTGAACCCAAGAGGTGTTCTTGAAGTTGCCTAAATGGGCGGGACTGTTACCTGAAAGCAAGTCAGTGTGTGCTAGTTCCCTAGATGCTTTCAGGTAGGTGCTAGCATGTCCGTTTGCCATAATCTTTGACAACCAGCCAAGATTGCTTCCAACCTCCATCCCTGCTGCCTGTAGATTCTTTTTAAACTCAAACAGATCAGAAGACAGATTTGCCGCTGGGGCGGCCTCTTCTATTCTATCTTCTTTTATATCTATTATCTTATCTACTCTATCTATGTGATCACGACACTCTCGCGACTGATCGGCGACATGTTGCGACTGTGTCGCGACGCGCTCACTTTGCGTTTGAGCCTTGTTTTTACGGTATGTCTTGCATCTCTCAGAATTGCTTCCAGTGTAGAAACGAGCTTGCCACTCTGGTACCGTCACCGTGTTTGCCTCACTGTCACAAATTAGCCAACCCTCAGATTCCACCGCCTGCCAGAATTCGGCGTCCTGATCCAGTTCGTCTGCAAGGTCTTCATAATCACCCTCGATGGTGCCAGAGTCCCTGCTGTGGACCGCTACGTAGCCCCAGAGGCAAACCATAGCCCCGACGACCTCAGAGCGGCTTTTACCCGTCTTGCGTGCTATACGCTTGATTTCGCGTTTGCTGTAAATGTGTGCGTCTACCTGAAAATGTCTCATATCAGCCTCCTTTGCCATGTTGTCTTAAAAAATAACTGTGGTCATTCGTGTATGGTTCCTCCTCTGACTTGCAATGGTCCGGTATTTCCACCGGCCTCAGTCGCTCCCGCAGTCTGTTGAGAAGCCGTAGCTGCTGTATGGAACTCATCCAAGACTGCGCCCAGAATCTTCTCCTCGTACTTGTCGAAGTCAGCCTCAATTACCGATTCGACAAGATGCTCATACTGCTTGTATCGTTCGTCCTTCATCCATCAAAACACTCCCTCTCTATTCGTGACATAATTTCCTTTAACTCCCTCACTTCTTCCATCAATTCTCTGAATGTTGGGTGTGCCTTTGAAGGCTTCCCATTGTTTTCAGCGAACCCTTGTCTCCGCTGCGTAGCGGCTGTTCTGTGAATGGCTGCACCACTCCAGATTGGCTGCACGGTTGTCAATTTTGACGGCGTTCTTGTGGTGGACGACTGGCAGGTCATCAGGGTTCTTTAGCCATGTCATAGCTACTATCCGGTGAACCAACTTCGTCCTGGTGCCGTCAAGTCCATTTTCTAAATTCACTTTCTGGTAGCCGTGAGCGTTCATTGACAACGCCAAGTACCTGTCCCCTTTCTTTACCTTCCCTTGGTCGCTGACCATATAGTCTGGGTGCGTGGAAATCCGTTTCCATTTTTCCGCCATAGTAGACTCCTATTCGTTGGCTGCAGGTCTGTTGCGTGTCCGTCGCTCAAGATCACGATTGCGTATTTCCTGATAGATCGCTTTTGGTTTTTCGAGTTCCAGAATGCGCCGCCGCATACGAATCAGAATGTCGCCTGTCTCCTTCACCTGGGTCGCCAGCCTTTTCACAGCCTCTGCGTGTGTCTCTTGGCCGAAGTCCTTTAGATGGTAGTAGGCGGCTTTCAGTTCTCGGTCGTCAATAGGGAAGCTCATGTTATCCTCCTATGATAAAAGGCCAAAACTTGGATGCAGGTTAAACTTCAAAAGGTCTTCGAGGTGATTTACGCCATCGAGCTTGTGCCAATGCAACTGATTGAAAATCTCAATCTTTTTCCCAACCCACTTAAAACGACCCCAGTGCATTTCTTTGGACTCTGCTGGCGTGTCGGCATCCATGACTAGAAATGAAACCCCGTGGTTGCAAAGCGTCTTTTCGCCGCGTTCATCGCTGAATTTATAGACACCGCAACAAGTCATGTGAAGCTTTGAGAGCGTGTCTAGCTGGCTGACGTTTCTGTCTTGGTACTGCTGGGGAGTCCAGGGCGAGGTGTATACCTTTGTCTCAATCATCATCATGTGCTGCTTGTCCCTGTTCCCTTGCTCGCTGTGCTTGTGCCAGATGTTTAGAAGACAGTCAACATCCTGCATACCAAATCCTTTGGTAGCAGATATGCTGTTGTTGTTGCGAATCCAGTTATTAAAAGGCGCGTCTGATCCGTAGACTCGTGACTTAGTGTTCAAATTAACCTCCATGTAAAAGGAAAACGCCGTGCAGGAGTCGAACCTGCAATGTGCCTATCACCGACGCTTGTGCAGCCACTTGCGAGAAAGCTAAGAAAACGCAAGCCTTACACTACACCGATACAAACCCTCTAGAGTGCGTGGGTGCCAAACCGGCCAATGAGATAACCGGCGCTAGAGCGAGCGTGTGAGATTAAAAGGGGATATCGTCTTTCGCGGCTGCACTTTGCACAGCCTTTGCCTTCTGATCAACCGTAGCTTTCGCTTTTGGCTGGTCGCAACGCACAGGCTTTTCCGCGTACCAAATTTCGGTATCACGATCCTGAGGAGTGAAAACCCCAACAGTAGCATCGAGATGACGGCCTTCCAGAGACTCCCAGTTGAAATCAACTAGCCTGCCTGTTGGCTTTTCGTCAATAAGACACCTCATCCAAGTCTTGTTGACGTTTGCCTTTTGAGGATCGCCAAAGTAGAGCTTCTTGAAAAGGCTACCACCATCCTTTGCCTCCAGTAATAAAGACAGTTTTGAACTGTCTTCAAAGTAACTAGCACGCTTTACAATAAAGCGGTGCGGCCCCTCCGAAGGTTTCTTGCGTTCTGCCAAATTCTCATCCGGCACATTTGCAATCTGCTCGAAGCAATCAAACACTACATCTTCCATAACATTCTCCTGTTACTAGCGGTCCTATTTATTAAAAACGTTGTAGGCTGACCGCTCATGGCCTGCATCGTCCATCTGTTTTCCAAACGCCTCTAGGCCGATCATCTCAATCGGCTGGCAAGGCCCGTTGTCTAAGAAGTGGTCTTTGCGAGAAAGGATGTGTCGCACGGTCAGGGGGATGTCTTTCTGAACTCTACGGCTAAACTCTGTTTGTTCGTCCCATCCTGCCTGCACCGCTTCGCAACGCTTCTTCAATTCATCTTCACTTATTTCCTCAAAATGCTTTGTGTAGTCGCCGCACAAATGCCTACGAGCAAGACCGAAGTTCTTGGCGTAGATATTGATAGTGCTGTTATTGCATTTGAAGTGGTAAGCCATTTCAGAACTTGAAACATTATTTTTCCACATCTCAATGAACTCTTCCTTGCGTTCTCTTAATCGCTTCCCTGCGTCGTGATTCATCTATCAACCTTTCTGATTGCAAAGTTCCAATAGTTCTGTGGCTTGCTCGAACGAGAACGTCCCGTCTTCTTGGCGTGCCTTGATCTTATTGCGAGCGGACTCACGCTGCTCTGGCGTAGCACCGTTTGACAAGAAGTCTTTGGCGGTCTGGTACGCATCGTTGACCTGAATCTTCTTGACGAGTTCGGGAGGTGGTGCGGCTTCACCAGCATCCAGCCATTCGTGCAACTGTTCGCCAAGTTTGCGTCCCGGTTTATTAATAACAGCATCGGCGAGAAACGCGGCGCGTGTCTTCGTGACGATTAAGTCATGTTCCTGAGTCAAGTCGCCGACGATTGTAAACTCGTATTCTAGGCCATCACGCTGCACGGGCTGCATTCCAACCTTTCGCACCTGCGAGCGTCCTTTGACTGTTTCCACAATATGTTCAACCTTTGAACGAAGAGTGCAAATGACGTGAATAGGTGCCGCCAGTATGGCCTCCACAAGCAGGTTGTGCTTTGGCGTGGCTTCTCTCCAACCTGCAAAATTATTGCCAGTCCGCTTGGCTGCCTTGTCGACGTACTCCAAGATTCCATTTTTGCCAGCCCATGCGTGCGAAAGGCTGTCAATGATCAACACGTCATAGCCTTCGCGTGTTGCCAGTTCAATAGCCTTCCACGTAGTTCTCAACCTCAAACGAAGTGAGCTGTAGGGTGTCGTACTCCACGCCGAACTCGTCAGCGTACAGTGCCGCAGATGCGTGTTCTGTATCTACCACTGCAATCTTTTTACCAAGACCACTGGCGAGGCTTAACGCTGTGTACGTTTTGCCTGAGCCACTGGGACCAATTAAACCAAGTCGCAGTTTTGCCTGTGACTTCTTTGCTTTATTAAACCTCATAGCCATCATTTACCTCCTCAAGTAAACTCGTTAAACAACTTCTCGCTAATACTACTTCACCATTTTTTACTATCGCCCACCCAACAGTGGGTATATGCGAAATCGTGCTTCCGTGCCAAGTCCAATAGTCCATTATCAAATCCTTTTTTCTTCCTGTAATTCTTCCATAGTGTCTGCGAACCGATCTACGAGCCGATCCATGACTTCAAGTTCTCTGACGAGCAAGCCATTATGCGGGTGATCGTCATCTTCCTCAAGTATTTCTTTTAAATATCTTCGATGCTGAGATAAGGCTACAAACAAGCCTTTGATCTCATCGTTCCATACGCAATACATTCCAAAATCCGGCGCTTTCGTTTCCATGCTTTCCTCCGTGAATAAAAGGCCTTCCCGCCGCTCCCTGTAACCTCAGCTAAGAAGGTGAGCGACGGTCAACGGCAAACGCAATTACCGGGCCTGTGTTTTGTGATCGCTGAAAAAGCCTTGCGTGGCTGTGATGTCAGTATTGCGAACTGGACATGAACTGTCAAGATTCTTTTTCAAATCTCTTTATAGCCCGTTTGACGAGCATTTCGCCAGCCCTGCGCACGAACGGCAGATTGCGTTTTTTCGCTTCAGCTTGTAGGTGATCAACAATAGCGTCCATGTGCTTCGTGCAGTCAGACCCCCATCGGTTCATCTTGACTTCCCAATCACGACATTTACAGCCGCCGCCCTTCTTGGCGTGAATACCCCATGCGGCGAGCATGTTCTTTAAATGCGTACCTGGGCCGGTGGTTGTGGTTGGCATGGTTCGGCCTCCTTGGGTAGTTGCAAAAGTTGTCGGATCGGTTGCTACTGTCGGCCCGGTTTCATAATCACAGTCTTCTCCGATAGGTCCGGCAGGAGTCCACGTAGGCGGTGGTTGACCAGAATTGAAATCCCAGCAATGAAAATAATCAGTGTTTGTAAAGCATGGTCCTAGCAGGCCCGCAATGCCGTCCTTACATTCTTCCACCGATATGTTAGGGGTAAACTCTCCACACAATTCGTAGCAGGCGGGTTCAGTAGAGTTGCCTACGCAATCGCCTGTCGGAAGGCAGCACGTACCTGCCTCTTCTTCCCATAGCTCAAGATCATAGGACATAGTCATTTTGCCGGACAAAACAACCGGCGCACTTCGGTACACTGGCGTTGTCCCAATAGTACCATCAGGTTTAGTATATTGGCTTGACCCGCACGCACTGACGGAACCATTCAGATACGCTGCTGGGACTGTAATATCAACTTGCATCCCGCTTACTTTAACGGCAACTTCTTCAGAGCCAGCGGGCGGAAAGCGGTTGTAACCAATCGTACAAAACCCCCCATTTGTAAACTCTTGCTGCACCGTAAAGTCTGGATTGATATCTACAGACCAAGATGAGTCTACGCAGCCGCTTGTTATAGCACTGCAAAGGGAGCCAACTGGTCCCACTTCAGGTCTTTTATCTGGGTCTGCTATTCCGCATATTACAAAACCGTCTGGGGGTTTAGTGTAGAACAATCCTGCCAAGTCATTGCCGCCTGTTCGTTCGCAGTAATTGTTTGGCCCCTGCTCAAATGGAGGAGGGCCGCCTTCCCAGAACTCAACGCAGCCACGAAAGAACCACCGGCCCTCCATTGGGTATTCTGTTTGTGGAGTCTGCTCTGGGTAGAAATCAGAGAATGCTGAGAAACCTAGGCCTGAAACCCATGAATTAAATTGACTCAAAGTTCCAGTAAATCCTTCTGTATCGGATATGGGCCTACCCCAGCTATCAGCCTGCAACCCTGATAGATCAATTTCCAATTCCCCACTTGGCTTGACTCTTTTTCCGTTTACCGCACATGGATATTCTTGTGTGCATGGTTTTTTCTGAAACCATTGCCTGACCGAAGGAGGTTCTTGGCAGAAGTCTTCACATTCGTCCGCAGTGTCCTTGCAAGACCCAACGGTCTTGTACCATCTTTCTGGGTTTTGCTTGTCGCAACCGTCGCCCTGAGATTGGTTGATGGGGAAATAGTTGCTAGGGTAATCAGACAAATCCTGAACCAGCAATTTGTCTGTGAGCCTTAGTTGCACTTTCACTGTTCCAATTACATTATCAGTAAACGGTTCCAAAACATTCAAGCTAAATTCATGCTGACCAAACCCTTCAACCTGCCATGTTTCCCACCCGTCTGGAAGCGTAAGGGTATTGCAGGCGGTGCCAAGCTTTTCGTATTGAGGAACTTTCCCGGCAATCCCATCAGAACCTCTATCGAAAACGATAATTGGTTGGAACGATGGGTCGATGTTGTTGCTGTTGTTCTCTTCGTTTGTTGCTTCAAATTCAATGAAAACAGCGGCCCCGCCCCTTTGGGCTTGTCCGCCGCAGTTGCACCAATTTCCTGGGCCAAGGTAAGGGCCGATGTGGCTTGCCGTCTGCCGCGATTCAAAACGCAAACGCAACCCCGGCCAAATGCCGCAATTAAAAGTCTGGCTCATTAAGTCAGGTGGGACGTTGATTTCTGATATGCCAGCTTCATATATAATCCTTCCCCACGTTGCAATAGAGGACGTCAAGCAGCTCCAGCATTCGCCGACGTCACCACCGCAACACTTACTGCATGGCAGCAAAACCATTAGTCAGCACTCCGCAGAAATCAGGATTGGTGGGGTGTATATATTTGGCATGAACGCAACCCACTTGTTTGCCTCAACCTCAGCGAACAAATTTAAAACGCGGAAGCCTGGATTGCACAAAACATTTTCATCTTTGTCTAATGGGGTAATGCTGGCAAAATCACCAACTTTCCAAATGGCCGTTGTCTTCCCAAATAACACATCCTGCTGGGAGTCCGTCCTTGTAGCACCTTGCCACTGGACCCAGCTATCCGGCAGCACAGGCCCAAACATGTTGTAGATATTTTTTGCCACAACAGGGTTGCCTTCCTTGTCTAACTTTTGCTCATAACGAGTATCGCCTTTTTTGAACTCATAAACATATAGGTCGGCACCAGAGTCATTTCCCCAAAACGCTGAGTCTTCACTGAAAGGCTTTGTCTTGCCGATCTGGAGGGTTGCACCGGCTGGCTGGCGCTTCTGGTTTTGGCGGAAGGGAAGGTCGCCAGCAATGCCGGTTGTACGCATCTGGTTGACAGTGCGAATCGTAGCGTTAATGCTCCGCACACTGCCTTCAGTCAGTTTGTAGCCACGACTCATAGTGGCCCTTTCTTCGGCGCGTATGGAGGACCGTTACCAAAGAGTGAGGCAAAAGAGGTTGGGTTTTTCTGTTCAGTCCACGGTACGATTATTGCTGCCTTTGCGTCAATGTCGTCTTTTTGAATAGCTTCGCCAAAAATGTCCAATGGGAATTCTTCAGTGGTGTCCTCAGAAGCTGGATACTGCAAGCAATTCTCGTTGTCGGGGAATGTAGACGGGTCAAGAACTTTGCCGTCGCAATCTTTGTAAACAATCGGAATCTTTATCGGCCCTCTCTCACCTGTGTCCTTTTGGATTTCCTGAAACCCTGCTGAAATGACCCTTGGAAACCATCCCGGCAGAATGTCCTTGTCGGCACCAAGAGGCCACCCTTGTAGATCATGCACATTAAAGTCAGCCACCTCAAGGTCTTTCCTCTGCAAGGTGACAGTGACTTCGTAATACTCAAGTCTTGTTTGTTCTGATGATTGTTGCTTGAAAGACCAGTTGCACGACATGATTTTCCACGCCCATTTACCGTAAACAGTCGCATCTGAACCAACAGGCCATGTGTCAGCGTTCATGCAATCAACACGATTGGCTATCTTTTGCACTGAAGCCCAATCGCCATAGTAGTTTACCATAGTGATCTGCTCGCTTGCGTAGTCAAGCAGCACGCCAGACGTAATTGGCCTGCCGTTTGTCATCCGCATTACCGACTGCGTTTGTGGCAAATAGCCACTTTGCTTTGTTTCCAGCGTGCTGCTACCAGCCCAGTACCCATCAGGTATCTGAAGGGGGTCTGGTGGCGTGTTGCCGCCGCCCGCGTTTGGATCAGTCGGCGTGCCACCTGTGACGCTGAGATCGCCAACAGGACGGGTGTAGCTGTAACTGACGGTGTAGATCAGCATAGAGTCGCCATCGGCGTCCACGTCAACAGTCGTCACGAAGCAAGAAGCATCGTGCGGGTGTGCGTCGCCATACTTGATGCCAGGGGCGTTGGCAATATCGACCATAGACGTATCAGGGTTGTCGCAGCGGACAGTAAACGTCCGTTTATATGTCGGCGCGTTGCGAATCTCGCCTGACGATGAACGAGCAACGACATTTTCGTAATTATTAACAACTGCCATTATGCGGCCCCTTGAAGGTTGACTGCTGGTGCGTCAGCTTTCTTCTCAATCTTTTGCAACACTTTCTCAATCTTCTTTAGCATGGTCACTTCTTTTGTTTCTTTGTATCCGTCGTCAAGAGACTTTAACATCAGTTCTACTCCGGCTTGCGTTGTCGCGTCTGCTGCTGACAACTTGCCAGGGGCGGAACCGGAAGCGGCGTTGCTGGCAGCCGAGTAAGTTATCTTCTCAATGAACTTGTCTGCTGCGGCTCCAAAGTCGTCAACCTGACCTCCTCCTCTTAGTCCCAGCATTCGTTTTAATTGCTCGTCAATTAAGGCCTGAATAGCTTCCATGTTTTTCCTGAACTTCTCACCAAACTCATTCATTGAGGGGATTACGCCGCCAACCTTGTCTTCTTTCCAATTACCTTCCTGCGCAAAAAAGGCGTTTACATCATCTAGCTGCTTTTGTTGGTATGCAGTTAGTCCTATAGTCGCTTCAAGTGTCTCATACAGCTTTTTTGCAAGAAGCATTTCAAACTCATTGCGATCACGCCCGTCTTTTCCTCTTTTTGGCGCAAAAACCATAATTGAATCACGCAAGTCGCCAACAAGTTTGGCAAGATATATAAAGGATTCAGTAAACGTCATTAAAGCAGAAGTCATATCAAGAAACATCGCTGTAAATTCGCCAACGAATTTAACGCGAAACGCTGGGGTTGTTAAATAGTCTTTCAATGTTTTCAGGAATCCGATTAAGCCCGGAGACACCTCAATGAGAATATCACGAGAAAGAGAACGCCATACTTTTTGAGTTTCAGCTAGTTCTATATTCAGAGCTTTTAGGGTTGCGATCTCAACGTCTTCTACAGTCAGGCCTAAGTCCTTGACCTTCTGCTCCAATTCTTCAATTCCCTCCGCGCCAAGAGCAAAGAACTGACGAAACTTTGGGCCACTTTCTTCAAATATCTTGTTAAAGAAATACAACCTTTGGTTCATGTCCTCAACAGCGTTCAGAGCGTTTGCGATTTCTTTTAATTGAGCAAATGTCCCTTCTGACGACCCAAGATTACGCAACGCCATAGCGTCCACACCCATCTCTTGGAAGGTCTTGACCATATCTAAAGACCTTCCTGTTGCAGCTTCTTGCAACTTCCTCGGCAGTTTGGAAATCGGCTCGTATAACTGACTCATTTCCAAACCAACATCTGCGGCAGCTAAAGCTAGCGCTTGCATTTCGTTGATGTTGGCATTGATTGCTACGCCAAGATTGTATTGCTGAAGAGTCCCTTTAAGCGTTTCATCAACAAACACTGCAAAGGAGTCAATGAAAGGTATTTGCTGGATGGGGTTGTTCAGTCCTCTCATCAACTTGTCAAACCCAGTCCTTAAAGCGTTGAAACCAATGTTTATTGCTTTCAGTCCAAGCTCAAGTTTTTTAAAAAACTTTAAAGACTGAAGTGCTGAGTCACTTTGCTTGGAGATAGTAACAAGTTTCTTTAACGAATCCGTAGCAGTCTTTACGCCAAACTTCACGTCTTCGGCGTTCATCGTTACGGCTGTTGCGACTCTTGAACTGGCCATTCACTTACTCCTTAGCATTGCCAAGCGTTGCCGAATTTCGTCATCTGTCATGGGAGGAGCTGGATCGTAGCTTGGCAGGAACTTGGCCACAAAGTCAGAGGAGGCTTGCCGCCTGCTGATGCAAGTGCGACGTATGCAGCCAACCCAGTGCGGTGCCAATCCATGCCGAAAGGCTCTTCTTTCCAGAACTCCATCCATTCAAAAAACAGTTGTGTGTCAATCTCTTCGGCCATTGCGTCTACGTCGGCACGGCCTACTTGTGCCGCCAACCGGAACAGGAATCGCCTGTCAGGTTGGCCTAACCTTTTTTTGCTTCTTGAGCAAAGTCCTTCTGCAGTATGTTCGTCCAGCACGCTTGATAGATTTCCATGAAGACAGAAAACTCAAACGTGTCGGATATTGTCTTTTCCTCATCCCTCTTGAACAGCCTGTGTCCCTCGCTATCACACAGGCACGCCCCAACAGCTTCGGCCATCACTTCCATTGGCGGCACAGCCTCGTCCTTGAGCGTCTTGGCGTGATTGGCGTTGATCCTTCGCCACTCTGCAATAGATGGCGTTCGCATTAAAACCGTGTCTCCAAGAGATTCGATTGAAACCTCAATCGTGTTTGTTTTCTTGGCGCGTTCAGAAATCTGATCTTTCGTTAAAGGCATAACCCTACCCTCCAGTGAATTGGAAATCCATCGAAATCGTAACAAAGCCGCCTACGTTGGCGACTAATCTATAGTCCATTAGAATTGCGTTGCCAGAATAAAACCAGCCATTACCCTGCACGTTCAACATGCGAGTGTCACCTCTGTCGTTCTGAACAACAGAAATGCCGGTACTGTACGCAGTTAGTGACACGCTGGCTGGCTCCACGCTTGCTACTCCAACTTCACGCAGAACGCGGCTGTTGCTGCCTGATCCAACAACCGTTGCATTGACAGAAGTTATGTCAACTAACTGCGCCCTCCCTGCGCTGACTTGCACTGAAGTCAACATACCAAGATTGTCACCGCCCCATGACGCAGTGGTGCCTTGTGCAGATGCAGCATCTCCCTCGTAGCAGTCGGCCATGAACTGTCCTCATTAGTCAGTAGTCTTTGACAGTTCAAACGTGGCAGAACCAGTTACAAACTCACCAACAGATGCGTCAAGTGAAAGGCTCGTACAGCGTGCGGTTTGATCAATTCCGAATTTTGGAAAGACCAGCGTAGCCTCTGTGTCGGTTGTTGGTATTTCTGTTACTGTGCCGTTTTCGTCCCCGACACAGTACCAGTTCAGAGTCAGCGTGCCGTCACTGGTCGTGTCACCACAGTCGTAAAGGGGTGGGTCGACTTTAGGCCTGCAGCAACCACTTGGGAGTGATAGCGTTGAAAGATCGACGGTTTGGTCGCCTGCATCGTACCCGTCAATTTGAAGGTTTACGGACGTGGCACCGTAGGTGATGTTATTAAAGGTAAAAGTGCTGCCTTGTGAATCTACAAAGGTTGTGTGCTTCGGATTCTCGGCTGCATTGCATTCTGATTCAGTTGGCATTGCTGGCTAACTCCCTGTATTTAATGGTGAACGATGTTTCTGCTGCGTAGGCTGGTTTGCTTTCGCCCTCAAATTCGATTGGTGCGCCGTCTGACTCATCGACGAGATAGCACTGTTGTATTTCTATAGTATCTTCGCCTATTCCGTAGGCTCCGGTAAAGTTATCGATGACAAGCCGAATGCAGTCATTCTTCTCCTTGCCTGCGATGTATGTGTCGGTGTAGACAGTGACCGAAAATGCTGTCATGGGACAACCAGTGGCATGAGGCATCACGCGGCTTCGATCCGTCGTATTCCGCTGATACACGCAAAACGGGGTTGGCTGGTTTTCAGGAGCAAATACGGGGTATACAGGCACCCCAGGAAGTGCTTGCTCCAGCTTCTCCTTCATGAATGTTTCAACTCTCATTTTGTCCTCGTACTAAATATTCCGTATTGGCTATTCATTTGCTGCAGAATCCTGCCGCCCCCATACTTGCGAGCGTACTTCCGCATCATGGCCTGATACTTTGGAGAAGCCACTTCCTTACCTGCTGCCTTCAACGCATTAAGCAGTTCTCGCGGCAGTATCTTTTGACTCATGGATTTGATCTGTGACAATGCAGTGGACTGAATAGGGCTGGGAGTGATGCTGCCGGTGTAGCCGGGACGCTGGCCAGAGTTTCTTTTGGATTGCTTCCCTCGCATGATCTTTGCGTTCAACTCAAAGCCTCTTGCGCTTGTTTCGGCTGTAATGAAGTCACCGGGTTTCTTTCGGCGAACTGCACGCACCTTAGCCTTACCTGGTTCGGTTATTCTGTATGTGCCTTTCTTTTTCCCAGAACGAATCAGGTTATTGTCCAGCACTCTCAGGTTTCTTGCTGTGTTATCAAAATCAGCCGCCTTGCTTGCATCAATCTTCCTGTACCTCGCCTGCGTGCCTTCATCAAGCAGCATGGCAACATGGCCTCGCTTCGCCCCTGTCCGCATGTAGCCAATCTTGCATTCAACGGCAGAGTCTCTTGGATAGCCGGGAAATATCTTTGTGGCACCTACTGAGTTCTGTAGTGCGTTAGGAATACGGCGAGTATATGATTTGCCATTCTTGCGAGTGTATGTTTTGTACTTAGAACCATACTTCTGCCTTGTTTTGTCAAACTTCTTTGCCTCTTGAACGTAAGCGTAAGCAAGGACTGCCAGACTGCACCCTCCCTTTTGAAGGCGACTTTACTGTTTGTTCTGTCTCGTATTTGTTTGTGCAGGCTCGTCGCAAGGCAGCACCAATGTGCTTGCGTCTGAGATTAACTGGAAACGCCAAAAACGCTTGGATGATGACATCGACCTGTTCTTGGATTTCCTTTTGGTTAAGTTCAATTCGACCCCCGCCGAACTTGCCATACCTCTGTTTTGCAACACGTCCCATTTACGACCTCTCTTCGCAAATGATGGTGTGGTACTCTTCATGACCAATCTCGGTGATTTGTGAGATGTACAGTATCTTGTTGTATCGACTTTGCCAGCGTATCCGCATCTTGCCAGTGAGGCCAGGAAGGAATCGAGTGCGACATTGCCAAGACGTGTCACCCGCCGCCTGTTCCATTCTGGTGCTTTGAGAGTATGACAAGGAGGTGATGCTGCATCTGATTTTAGAGAAGCAATGCCACGTTTGGATGAATTCGCCCGTCTCGTTCTGCGTCTCTTTTGCGTACTCAACGTAGGCAACTTCTCTGAATGTGCCGAATCGCATTATGCTCTCCCATCGTAAGAGCACCCTGCAGGCCATCATGTCAAAACTCATTGGCACCTCTACGCCGCCGCCTTCGGTTGAAACGGCAGAACGATTTTCATACCAGTGTCCAATCAAAACTAACATGCAGGACTTCCATAGCTGGCTGATCTTCATTGGTGCATCAACGCCAGCCCACCATTCTATAGTCATCGTTGTGTCGCACCCTGGCGACGGTCCTGTGTAGTTGACCGTGCCGGGATAGTTAGCGTCGTCGTAGTTGATGTCCATTTCGGAAACAACAACTGTGTTGCCAGCATCGTCTTCGTAACTAAGTGTGATCGGGTGATTCTCGTCAACGTACAGCGGTGGGTATGGCAACTCTTGACCAACACAACTGCATGAATTCCAACCCTTTGTTTTTGCACGCCACTGGATGAGAGTTGTTGTTTGGCCTACCCTGTTTTCAAAGTAGATACGTGCTGCAGCTATTAACCCCATGAGATACTGATCGTCGTCTTTCATGTCCGGCATGATGCGAAGATGCGACTTGACTTCAGACAGTGAAAGAGGCTCGAAGTCTGGCTGAGTGCTGCGTCTGATGCTAGAGAAAGACATGAGGGTTTCCTGTAAGAAAGCCCCCCTCACCACCGGAGGGTTAGGAGTGGTGAGGGGGGTTGTGAACCTGCGGCGAGGAGACTCTAGCACGCAGGTCTAAAGCCACCGCCATTTTAAAATCAACCACCGCCAGGAGCCGCGTCTTTGATCAAAGTGCAGAACTGCGGGACTGTGGTTGTTCCAGCCAGACTCGCATCTGGCCAAGGAATGTCGAGTAGCATCAAACTCCATAGCCCGTGTGTCACTACTGATGATCTTTACGCCGCGTGACTTGGTGCCGTATGCACAAGCCTGCGAGAAAGAACCATGAACAGCTAGCACGTCTTCTGGCAACTCGTAAGACAAGTAAACAGGGCTACCAAACAAGTTTGCTTGGACTGCGTTTGTCATGATTGCGCCAGACTCAGGAGTCACAACATGCGACATTACGCTAGCCCAACCAGCAGGACTTACAAGCCATGAAGGATTCTGGGTGTTGCGGTATGTCAGCATGACTGCCATTGATGCTTCGTCTGGCGAAATCTTGCCAGCTTCAGCAGCGGTTATGACATGCGATCCCGGTGTCGTAGCCTTCGATTGCATCACAAAGGCCTTCAACGCCAATGCCTGCATTTCCTTGCAGCCATGTGTTGTCGATTGTCTTCGCAAACGAATTCGCAAAGGTTTCAACAACGTATCCAGCAGCGTAGATAGTGTCCTCAAGAAGTTCGCTAGAACAGTAGTTCAAGGTGTGCCATCTTGTGAAGCACAAGCTGTGCTGCATTGACAACTGGCTGCATTGGATCGATATGCGTCAGTTCTGTATAGAACTTGGCGTAAGGAGCCTCGTCAGCAATTGGAATTTGCAGGCCGTTTGTTGGCACGTTGAATGTGCGAGCAAGTTGAGGACAAAGTGCAATGTAGCCGACTTCGTTAATCAGACCGTTATAGAGAGTGTCCATAACGAGTGCCGACATGGAAGTTGGGAACGTGGTTGCGTTCTCACCAGAACCGTAAGCAGCAATGCTGTCTACAGAAGCCTGCGGGTATGCGGAAGCAGCACGGGCCTGTACGCCTGCGATGCTTTGTACATATCGACCAAGTGCAGAAGCACCTTCATAGTCGCCGTCAAAGCAACGATGAAGTCTCTTCTTGTCGATAGCACGAATTTCGGTTTTCTTCTCTGGCTTTGATCGTACAAGGCCAGTTGTAGTGACTTGAGACTTGACAGACTCAACCTTCGCAAGTGCTGCGGCTGATCTCTGTTCTCTCTCAAGTGCTGCAGAGTGATCTTCTACAGATGCAACGAGTTTTTCGATCTCGCTAGCACGCACTTCCTCTTCCTCTGAGGTTTCGCACACCATGTCTTGCATGAGGCGAAGCTCTTCGGTTTTTTCGTTAAGGCTCTTCAAAGCCTTTTCTTCGGCTGGATTCATTTCTTTCTCCATGTAGTGAAATTGGCTGTAAGAGCCTTATACGGTTATATTACGTTGATTCGTCAGTTTCGGTAAAGTTCGACGGGGGGGTGTATGCCTGTCCCCGCCCGCCCCTCAGATCGTCCAGCTTTCGGCTGATTTCCTTTGATGCTTCTTCCACGTCTTGAAGCCTGCGGTCAATGTCTTTTAGCATGTCCTGATTAATTGAGACGTTTTCGCTGTTTGTGCGACCAATGGTGACAATACCTTCCTTCAGTTCCTTGACCGTTTCGCTAAGGCTGGCATTGGATTGGCTGACTTCTTCCAACATCTTTTGATATCGCTGGTTAAGTGGTAACACGATAAACCACAGGCCAGCCAGAACTAGCATGGTGGCCAGCCCGTTCTTTTGCAGGAATTCAGATATCCCATTGACGGTTGCTATGTTCGGTGTGTCTTCGCTCATAACGCCTTATCCATTTCTTTTTCAACTTGTTTCTGAATGCGGCTAGTGAACATCCTGGCTAGGCGTGGCAGATCAACGTCTAGCACCACTTCGTTATCTGTAACCTGGGCGGCACCGCTAACTGTGACGCCGTTGTAGGTCATGGACCCAGTGGCCGACTGATCGTCTACCCACTCCAGTGCCATACCCATTGTGTTAGCCAGACCAACCAACCGCTGTTTGGCTTCTGCCTGTGTTCTGTTGTGTTTGCGTTGAATTCTCATCGTCTTCTCCCAAAGAGGCCGCGACTGTACGAACGTGACGGGCCGGTTGGACATTGGCCACCAGGACACCCGCCGCTACTGTACGTTTTGGTTTTGCTTTTTACCGACGGCGTAGACGCCCTGACTTCTTCATTGTGAAGGAGGTTGTGCAGTGCAATCAATTCTTCACGGCTCATCTTGTCCAAACTAGCGGGATCAATAGAATGCTCACTTGTTAGGTGTTCACGCATTCGGGATACCGGGACATTGGAAGTTCCCTGCCAGTTCCATTGCGTTTGAGAAAGGTCTGTGAGACATGCGGGTTCTGGTTCTATCGTTTCTGGCTGGTCTTCTATTTGCTTTGGCTCTACACATGTTGGACAATCGGGACACCCTTGCTTCCCCATTCCAGATTCTTCCAAAGCCTCCTGAAGCTGACGTTCCAGATACAGAACGTATCCTTCATCCGCCCGCTTCGGAGCAGTAGCCAGATCGTCAATCAGTTCATCGCGTTTTGGCGTGGCGCAGTTGCAGTTGTCACAGCACCCGCCGCCGCACTTACCGTCACAGTTGCCGCAGTTGCAGACGGATTCGCACATAGCTTCATCGACGTCATAGTCCATTTCGTCGCCAGCAGACTTCTTTGCTATCTTGCCTTTGTTGCAGTAGTAGAGTCCGTCTGACCATTCGCAGGGAAAGACGACGGTTCCGTCACCTAATTCGCCTGAACCGTTGCACTCATTGCAGTTGGCTCCAACTGTATAGATGCTTCCGCCGTCAGGTGCTTCTGCCTCAACGCCGACGACGACGTAAGCCAGATAGCTGGCCAGACGATGCTTCTCTGCATCTGGTAAGGCTGTGGCCGCTGCGGCACTATTCGCTATCAGTAAAAGTGAAAGTGAAAGCACATTTGCAATCTTCATTATTGGCCTCCTGTTCTGATCTGGCTATTGAGTCGTGGCACGTTGCAATCGAATCGGCATCTGTGGGGTAGCCGAAGAACCACAAATAGGGAACTATTATTAAATGTGCAGTCATGACGATCATTAAATTAAGTCCCTCAAATTCCAATCTTTCATCTTCTGTGGTGGGTAGCCTGAAATCGACGAAAGTATATAAGAGTCTCTGCCTGAGAAACTGGAGGCGGTACAAAAGAAGGAACCCTTTGGAATGCCGGGATATTTTGTGTTCCCCTGCGGGTGTGGGCGACTGCTGCCTAAGTATCCCGCCCAACTATTAAGTATCAAGAACAAGGTGTCGCCATACTTCTGGTGCGCCCATTCGGTGTCATCATATCCGACGATTGCAAGGGCGTGTGACCAACTACCTGAGCGTTTGCAGTAGCCATCTGAATTCCTAGCACTACTACCCTTCCCGTAGCCCTGACCGCCACATGTAGACACGCCATAACCATTGGCAATGGCGTCCATGATCTCTTCCTTCTTGCTGGTGTTGCTTCGGCTGTATGTCAACGTGCAATGTTTGTTCAGCGTCTGAACAACATCATCAGGCGCACCAGTCTTACACCATTTGCCGATGACGTTGGTGTTGTACTTCAGTAGTAGATCGCCAAGTTTTGGATTCTCTGGATAGCTGATAGCCAGCACTAGACCTGTCTTGTCTTTGCTTCTGGCCGCTGCACTACTGCAAGACCATCCTGAGATGCCGCCTTTTTTCTCTCATGTTTTATTGAACTTGTGGCCCACGCTTTCCTAACGCAGGCCACAAGCCCAATATGTGGGACTGGGATGAAATGGCATCCCGCTCCTGTAGGCAGCGTCTGGTATGTCAGGCCAACTTCCATTGCCATTCTTCACAGCATTAGCCAACGCCAAGATACCGGAATGGCTTTGACTTCTGGAAACACAGTCTCCGGTAGGCTGGCTGATGTATCCGTGAAACCAATCGTCTCTGCCGGATACTTCCCAACAAGAAGCATAGGAGAGAATCAACTTCCCCTTGCCACTGTCGGCTATTCCATATTTGTGTGCCGCGTCAGCAAAGACACCATCAGTCTGTGCCTCTACTTCTTCGGCTCCATCTGGATCATAGATGGCACCTTCGCCACCTGATTCGTAATAGCTGACGCATTCATCAGGATTCTTAAACTCAGCAGGCGGTGGCATTGTGCCATCTGCCATGCGTTGTCGAAGTGTCTTCAGTTTCTTTGCCATTTACTTATTCCTATTTATTCGTTGATCAATAAACAAAGCAATGAACACCAACCCAATACCGACTATTGCAGTGACACAGTGGTATTCAGTCGGCAGCAGGTTCACCTTGTTGCCTTTCCAATTTCCGTCAAGCAGTTTGCAAACTTACTACGGTCTGCGTCACTCATCGGTGCGATGTCATCGCCGATGCACTTCACCAATTCCGCTTCGATTGAATCCGCTAATGCTGGATACTTTGCAGATGGTTTGAATACACCGGCATAGTCAAATGACAATATGCCAACTACGAAGGACTGTGCCTTCTCTGTGTCGGCTATCAATCCCCGCCCATCTGCGTTGACCATGTCCCCACCAGCTTTAAAGGCGTCTGATAACCAGATACGATCCTGATCTTCCATGCTACGGCTAGCCTGGTGTACGCCCGTCATCGGGCCGGTATATGGCTCCACAACTACACAGGGAACAGGTTCAGGCTTAGGAGGACGCCCTCCACCATCACCACCGAACAGGTAGCCCAGGGTGGCAAGGACTATTGCAATACGAACTAGATCATTGAACTTCATCGTGCCACCTTTGTCACAGTGACGCTAGCCCCTTCTACCTGCGGCCTTCCGCTGACTATTTCATGGATAAGTGTGTCACAGGCTGCAACTGCCTCTGGCAGCTTTCGCTTGTCAACGTAGATGCGAACGGCCATAACATCGGCAACCCATTCGGTTCTAGTCTTCTCCTGCACTGGTTCAGGGACACAGCAGCAGGGACAGTTGCCGTGAACGTGTCCGTTCTCTTTCTTCTCTTCCCCGCCACCAGCCTGCAATGCGGCAATCTGTTCTTTGATCTTTGGCCAGAACAACACAACGGCTGCACCGATGGCTATTAGAATCTTGTCAATGTTTGACGTTATCGTCTCAATCATCATCCCCTCCTATGTGCTTCTCTTACTTAACTGTTCCGCTCTGGCCAACGAGGCCTTAGCAGTGGCTTGTGCGCGTTTGTATGCAACGCATGGATTGGCTGGTACTTCTGCCTCTTTGGCTATCTCTTTGCGTTCGCCTAATGAACGAATAGCGACAGAAGCGTCTTCGTATGCGCCGACTGTAACCAGAGATACGTCGAAAAGACCAGATACTTTTTTAATTGTTCGCAATGAAGTTCCGTCGTCTCGTTCTTCCCACTCCTGGCCGTCGTCTTCAACGGTGAACGCGAATGACGATCCGTTTACGTCGCCACGCTGCAGTAACTCACGCATGTCATTGCCAAGAGTTGTGTTTGGTGGATCAACCTCGTAGTGCAGTCCGTCGTCTTCAGTCCATAAGCGAAGGGTGCCGCTGCTAGTCCTACCAAGAAGGTCATCAGAATTGTGATTCCATAGACAGGTAACGTCAGGATTGGCCTCGAGTGCATCGTCAAAGGCGTGCCGATCAATAACCTCTGTGAAACCGCCAAGATCGCGTGACTCACTGTTGAACACGCTGGCAACACCGCGTATCTTCTTGTCTTCGCCTTGCTCAATAGCACGCTCTGATGAGGCTACGCCTCGTCTTTCAAGATTCTTCATCGTCTGTTTCCTCATCTTCAAATGGATTGGCTTGTGGTTCGGTTTGTGGTTCGGGCGCTTCTTCGCCTACTTCTCCGACGTTGTTTGTTGGCAAGTAGTATTTGTCCATTCCCTCTTGGTCCACTGGCGGCAAATCTTCCAACTTTCTAATATCAGCAGGAGACAAAGCACCAACAGAAAAAAGCGAACTGTAAAAGCTGGCTCTTGCTTGCGAATCGCCACGCATTACACCTCTTACATCGAGTTGTATGAACTTCTTCGGCTTGCCACGAAGCAGGCCCATGTTAAACGCACTTTCAAAGCGTTCTACCCATGCAGAAAGTCCACCAGACAACCAATTCAACTGTGCCTGTTCAGCGTTGCTATATGTGCTGCGTGAGTCTTCTCCAATAAGCGAGTTTGGGACACGCATAGCCCTTGCTATCTGTTGAGTCAGCAGTGTTCTCAATTCAACTAGCTGCGAACTCTCATTTGTTTGTGCGGCAATCGGCGCAACAGCAACTCCATTTGGCAGGACTGCAGTACGGCCTGCGTTTGATGCACCTTTGTGCATTGACTCCCACTGCCTACGCATCTTGTCAGCCGCTTCTTGCGGAATTGGCTGGCTAGTCGTCAGCACAACTGCAGGCTTTGCTTCATTTGCAAAGAAGTTGTTGACATAGAGGTCAATCTGGCGTGCTGCAGCAATGCAGGTTTGCATTAAGTGTGCCGGAACCACTCCCGTGTAGCCGTTGTCACTGAGGTATCTAACATGAATGATGTCGTCTTGAGAGTAGCGAACACCTTCCTGTCCAGGATGCGTCATGTAGTCGTATGCAAGGCGATTGTTCTTTAACATCTGCACGCTGACAAGCGCAGGATGCAATGGCCAGATGGCCTTGACGTTGCCACTGCCATCATACTCTTTGACTGCATAGCTATTGCCATAAGTGCAACAGTGCATCGCCATTTGGCAACGAGCGTCCCATGATGACTGATATTCGTTAAAGCGATTTGCCAAGACGTTGTAAAGAGGATTGTTTTCGTCAGGCACAGAACCGTCATCGTTCTTTTTCATCAGCTTCATTGGCAGGCCAGCAACGCCTTCCGCAATAACGCGGACGCACGCATGGAAAGCAGAAACGGCGAGGGATTGCTCAACTTCCGTTTCGCTCAACCCCCCACCGTAGATAGCTACATCGCCACTGAGAAGGCGGACGCCGCCACCTGAGTTGCTGAAAGAGAATGCTGGGCGTGGTGCGGCTCGCTCGTCTCTCGGAGACGGGTCAATGAAGCTCGCTAGTCTGGTTCGTAAACTCATATGATAAAGATGTCGTAGTTTTGCTCTAACTGAGCTTCGGCTGTATCAAGAACGCCTATAGCCATAGCTAAAGCGACAATACCATCCACTTTCTCCGACGAATGTTTTTTAGATACTCGTATGTTTTGGTTTGCGTCTTCAATAGTGACTGCATTGTCGCTTTGCCATGCCAGCACGGGATTGCCGCCATGCCTGAGACCTCCACTGGCAACCAACGTTTCCAAGCGTTTGCAAGGTGACGAAAGAGCGGAGAATCCTTGACCATATCCTGTCACAGGAATGCCTTGTTGGTAAAGTTGAGTCATGAGGCTAGCAGCGTTCCATTTGTCGCACGCTATCTGCTGTACGTTGTGATTTGCACAGAATTCTTCGATATATTGACGCACTACTTCGTAGTCGCAGATGTTGCCAGGTGTGGCGATCATGTAGCCTTGTTCAGTCCACATTCCATATGGAACTTTATCTTTAGCCTCTCTTTCAACCGCATTATCGCGAGGCACAAAGAACTGGGTCTGTATGTCGAGTGTGCCATCGTCTCTTTTTGCTATAGCTACGAATGACGTAGTGTCCCAAGTGCTTGCAAGATCGAGGCCACAGAAAACCGGCCTGTCGCCAAACGGTTCTGGCTGTTCGTTACCCTGCGCCCAATCACCAGGACGGAACCAGCCGAACATCTGCAGTTGTGTCAGGACAGTTGAGACGATAACGCAACCAGCTATTCCTCTTAGGCTGGCATGTTGCGGCTCTCAGGCCTCATCTGACTTGAAACGAGTCCAAAGAGATGGTTGTGCCAAGAGACGGGTTCGCTTGCTTCCACACCTCCGGGTCTTCGTGGTCGTCGTCTTTGATGCAGCCCAGATGCGGCCATAGAAAGATGGATCAAGTGACGGATCGGCCATGTTCTGTTCTGACTGTCGCCACAACTCCCACCAGATACCACGCTTGTCATATCCTGCTGTACTGATTGTTATGAACAGCGGGTTGCGTCTGGCTGCAGTTGCATACCGCAAAGCACGGAACAGCTTGTCATTTGGCAAGGAATGCACCTCGTCAACGGCGACAAATGACGCATCAATACCTTCTGCACGGAACGCATCCGACGACAGGACCGTGTACCGGCTATTACTCTTGCGATGCAACACAGCGTTGCGTGATTCGACGATCTCAACTTGTTTCAGCAGCAATGGGTGAGACTTCATCATTGCAATCATTTCGCGTGCAATGATACCGGCCTGCATTCTGTCAGCAGCAGCAGAGAAGCACTGTGCGCCTGCTTCACCATCAGCCAATAGCATGTATGCAGACAATGCAGAGACGAGGAAGGACTTGCCGTTCTTTTTGCTGATCCAGATAGACGCATTACGGAACCTGCGTGTTCCATCCTTGTTGTACCAGCCAAACAAAGGTGCAATCACCTCGTCACGCTGCCAAGGAAGCAGGGTGATTGACTCACCCGCATTGTCGCCTTTTGTGAACCTGCAAAACGTCTCTATGAACTTGCAAACGCGATCCACCTTGTCTTGCTTCCAGACATACCCTGGTAGGTACTCTGGACGACTCTTTTCAGGCGCTTTTATGCGTTTGCGAGTTGTCTTTTTCTTGACAGTAGACTTTGCAGCCTTTTTTCGCGGCATTAACCAGCCTCGCTAAGGAATCCCGCCAATTCGTCTTCTTCGACAGTCCCTAAGTTCATACTTCGACGTGCTTCAGGAGTTAAGCCCAAAGCACGTTCCAATGAACGCAATTCACTGCTGACTTTGAGGAAACAAGACAGTTCTGCGCTGACTTGCGTGTATCCTGTCTTGGTTGTCTGGTATCCACCGTTCTCAAAACAGACGGCAGCGTATTTTGGTATTAATGCCGCACAGATCGCATGACGCTCTAAGGCAAATCGGTCGCAATCTTGATATGTGCCTTGCAAAACAAGCTGATCTACCGATCTATTCCAAGTTTCAATCGCTAATTTGTTATTTTCAAGCGATTTAGGCGGATTTCGGTTGTTTCCAACGGGTCCTGTTGGATTTATGGCTAATTCAGCCCCTTTTTTCGGTCCTCTGCGTCCCATCAAAACCTCCTTTGTTAGGGTTGTGGGTGTCGATAGTATACCCCTATAGAAATATAACGTAAATGTCAAAAAGCCCCTACAAAACAACTAAGTTGTTGCAGGGAAAG